TTAGCATCCACTCAGAAAGAAAAGCTCGCTTCACTTTCCGAAAGTGTAGAGTTTGAAAGTGAAGAATCTTATCGTGAGAAGTTGGAGACACTTAGAGAGTCATATTTCTCTTCTAAAGCAAAGTCACCAACAGTTAAATCTGATACAATTTCAGAAGGAGTCGATAGTGCAGATGCACCAGATGTATCTAACTCAATGGCTGCTTACATGAAATCATTGTCAGCATTTAAAAAATCTTGATTTCGATATTAAACAAACGCAAACACTAATTTTTTAAGCAAATGTTCCAATCAGAACAACTGCAGGAAAAGTGGAAGCCGCTATTAGAGTATGATGGTCTTGATCCAATCAAGGATAATCATAGAAAAGCAGTTACTGCTGTCTTGCTAGAAAACCAAGAAAAATTTTTAAGAGAAGAACAAGCTTTCGGTTCAGGTATCAACCTGATGGAAGCTCCTCCAACTAACGCAGCAAACGCTGCTGGTGCTGGTGGTGGATTCGGTGGTGGTGCAACTGCTACTGGCCCTGTCGCTGGTTTCGACCCAGTTCTTATCTCATTGATCAGAAGATCTATGCCTAACTTGGTGGCATATGACCTTGCTGGTGTACAACCAATGAGTGGCCCAACTGGATTAATCTTCGCAATGAGATCCAGATACACTTCACAGAGTGGAAGTGAGACATTCTACGATGAAGTAGATACAACATTCTCTGGAAACGACTCAAATAGCGATGAGACTGCTGGATTTACAGACGTTGCATCTGGTTTCGGTTCTGCTGCACAGCAAGGATCTAACCCTGCAATTCTAAACCCAGTTGGAACTGCTGCTACACCTGGCTATAACGTTGGTCAAGGTATGGTAACAGGTGACTCTGAGAACTTAGGTTCAGGAGCTAACGATCACTTCAACCAGATGGCATTCTCCATCGAGAAGGTGACTGTTACTGCTAAGTCCAGAGCACTAAAGGCAGAGTACTCATTAGAGCTTGCTCAAGACCTTAAGGCGATTCACGGCTTAAACGCTGAAGCAGAACTTGCTAACATCCTTTCAACTGAAATCCTCGCTGAAATAAACAGAGAAGTTATCAGAACAATCTATAAGGTTGCAGAGCAAGGTGCTGTACAAAACACAGCAACTGCTGGTGTGTTTGACCTTGACATCGACTCAAACGGAAGATGGTCTGTTGAGAAGTTCAAAGGTCTATTATTCCAGATCGAAAGAGATGCTAACGCGATTGCACAAAGAACTCGTCGCGGAAAGGGTAACATCATCATGTGTTCTGCAGACGTTGCTTCTGCATTAACAATGGCTGGTGTTCTTGATTATACTCCTGCATTAAATGCAAACTTAAATGTAGATGACACAGGTAACACATTTGCTGGTGTTCTACAAGGTAAGTATAGAGTATACATCGATCCTTATGCTGCTAACTTAACAAGTGCTAACGCTGCACCTTCAGGTGGTAATCAGTATTACGTTGTTGGTTACAAAGGTACATCACCATATGACGCAGGAATATTCTACTGCCCATACGTTCCACTACAGATGGTTCGTGCGGTGGGAGAAGACACCTTCCAGCCAAAAATTGGATTTAAGACAAGATACGGTCTTGTTGCAAACCCATTTGCGGAAGGAACTAGTCAAGGTGTTGGTGCACTTCACGTTAACCAGAACAGATACTACAGAAGAGTGGCTGTTAAAAACCTTATGTAAGCGAGATGCTTATATATCTTTCAAGAGACCCATTGCGGGTCTCTTTTTTTTGTGCTAAAATAGTTGAATGAAGAGAATTACTGTAGTTGGTGGTGGTAACGCAGGGTGTTTTACAGCACTTTATTGTGCTTGGATGGATAAACAAAAAGATTTTGAAGTTGAATTAATATACGATCCTGAGATACCGCCAGAAAGAGTTGGTCAAGCAACAATATTAGAAGCATCTGCATTGTTGTGGGCTACTACTGGTTTCAATTGGTATGATAATAAGATTCATGCCACAATGAAGAGTGGTATTTTATATGAGAACTGGGGTAAAACTGATAAATTATTTCATCCATTTCCTGCAGATAGTATGGCAATACACTACTGCCCGTGGGAAATGCAAGCAAGTATATTGACATCAGGTAAATTTAATACAACATATAAAAATCTACCAAAGTTAGATGATATTGATAGCGATTATATCTTTGATTGTAGTGGTAAACCAGATAATTATGATAACTATGAAGAGTTAGTCAATCCAATTAATGCTTGTATATTGGCAGAACCTAATTGGAGCACTGCAAAAAACCCTTGGAGTAGACACGTTGCAACTCCTGATGGATGGTGTTTTGTAATACCAACAAGGAGAAAGTCACCATCATTTAAGTATTGTGTAGGATATTGTTACAATTCAGATATAACATCACAAGAAGAAGCAGAAGAAAATTTCTTAAACATGTTTGATGTATCAGTCACAAAACATGTTCAATTTAAAAATTATATTGCTAAAGAACCTGTCATAGACAATAGAATATTTTTGAATGGTAATAGATTATTTTTTCTAGAGCCATTAGAATCATCATCAACTCAAGCATATATTGAAATGGCAAGAGCAGTATTTGATTACTACTTACAAGGTAAAGTTAGTGCCGTTCATGTTAAAGAAGATATAACAAAATATATAAAACAACTTCAGAATTTTGTTCTATGGCACTATCAATCGGGATCAAAATTTGATACACCTTTTTGGGAATATGCGAAAACGCTAACATTTAAAGATGAGACATTCGATAAGTTTCTAGGGTATAGTGAAATATCAGATTGTATTCCTGTTACTTATGGTGGAACAACTCAAAACAAATTGTATGGTCAATGGCCTGCATACTCATTTAAAAATTGGAATGAGGGAATGGCACTAAATACATAAGGAGACCTGTATGAACTAATGGCAGAAAGAAAAGGCCCGACACAGATAGAAAATAGAAACTTTCTAGCACCAATAGGTTTTAAATTTAACCTACAAAGATCGCCTGGTGTTGCATATTTCTGTAATCAGGCAAACATACCAGATATAAGTCTAGGTGTTGCACAACAACCAAACTATCTTAGAGATATACCTACACCTGGTGACAAGATGGATTTTGGAGATCTATCATTAAGATTTCTCGTTGATGAAGATCTTAAAAACTATATGGAAATTCAGAAATGGATGCGTGGATTAGGTTTTCCAGAAAGCTTAACAGAGTTTGATACCTTTGAAAAAGAGGGTGATAATAGATTACCTCAAAGATATGCCCAATTTGGTGATCAAATTTATTCGGATGGAACACTGCAGATATTGAGTAGTAACATGGTTGCTAAGTTTAATGTTAATTTTACAGAACTATTTCCATATTCACTATCAACCCTAGCATTTGATGCTACGGATACAGACATAGAATACTTTACAGCAGAGGTAGGCTTCAAGTATACTATGTACAACCTTACTGATATTTCTAATAATCCTTTATGAGTATAACTCTTGAAACACTTCAAGAGATGTGGGTAAAAGACGCAAAGATGGATCAGGATAATTTACATGATGAATCTTTGAATATCCCTTCTCTACATGCAAAATACTTTGAATTATATAATACTGTTTTCCTACTAAGAAAGAAAGCAGAGCAACAAAGAAAGAACATCCGTCACGAACGGTATGAGTATTTTAGTGGCAAATCAGATCCTAGTGTATACATAGAAAATCCATTTCCAAAGAAAATACGAGACAAAGATACGATGCAAAAGTATCTCGATGCAGATGAAAAATTATCAAATGTGTCACTGAAGATAGACTATTATGATACAATGTTGGTATACTTAGAAAGCATTCTCAAGGTGATACAAAATAGAACGTTTCAAATTAAGAATGCAATAGAATTCATGAGATTTAATTCTGGGATGGGTTGACAAGGGCTGATAAATACATATAGATTCATGTATCTATGTGATTGATAAAACTGCTAGTGTTATTATTTCCAAGGCGAATGAAGTATTTCTTAGGGTAAATGCAGAACCTCATATCGAGTATGAGTTAAGAGATCACTTCACGTTCCAAGTAGAGAGTGCAAAGTTTATGCCTCAATACAGGAATCGTAACTGGAATGGTGAAATACATTTATTTGATCTGAGATCAAAAAGAATTTATGTTGGGTTGTTAGATAGAATTGTAGCCTTTTGTAAGAAGCACGACTATAGTTATAAGTTTGTTGAGAATGAATATTACGGAGTTCCTTATGAAGAGAATGAGGGAATATCATATGAGGGTGTTAAGGATTATATGAGTTCCATATGCTCTCACTCCCCAAGGAAATACCAAATTGAGGGAGTACATGATGCTCTAAAACATAATAGAAAGCTATTGATATCACCCACTGCTTCAGGTAAATCTTTGATGATTTATTCTCTTGTAAGATATTACATCGGTAGAGGCCAAAAAATACTTCTAATTGTTCCAACGACATCTCTCGTAGAGCAGATGTATAAGGATTTTCAGGATTATGGTTGGGATTCTGAGTCATACTGTCACCGCATATATTCTGGAAGAGAAAAAACAAATGAGTTTCCTGTTACAATTACCACTTGGCAGTCTGTATACAAATTGGAAAAACAATTCTTTGAAGACTATAATGTAGTTATAGGAGATGAAGCTCACCTGTTTAAGAGTAAGTCATTAATATCTATAATGACAAAACTTCATCACGCTAAGTATAGATTTGGGTTCACTGGAACTTTAGACGGCACACAGACGCATAAATGGGTCTTAGAGGGTCTATTTGGCCCGTCATATAAAGTAACAAAGACAGATGAATTAATGAAGCAAGGGCATCTTTCTCAGTTGGATATTCAATGCCTTGTTCTAAAACATCAACCACAGAAATTTGAAACCTATGAAGATGAGATACAATATCTAATCACACATACACAGAGAAATAAGTTCATCAAAAACTTGACTCTCGATCTCAAAGGTAATACACTAGTATTGTATAGTAGAGTACAAACTCATGGTGCAGTGCTATACAGTTTAATAAATACAGATAAGGAAGATGACCGAAAGGCATTCTTTGTTCATGGTGGAGTTGACGCTGAAGAGCGAGAACTCATTCGTGAAATTACTGAAAGAGAAGTGAACGCTATTATTATTGCATCTTATGGAACGTTTTCAACTGGAATCAATATCAAAAACCTCCATAACATTGTTTTTGCCTCTCCTTCAAAGTCTAGGGTTAGAAATCTCCAGAGCATTGGAAGAGTACTTAGAAAAGGAACTAACAAAACCAAAGCTATTCTATACGACATCTCTGATGACTGCTCTTATAAATCAAGAAAAAACTACACATTAAATCATCTTATCGAAAGAATCAAAATATACAATGAGGAAAATTTTAATTATGACATTATTACAATACAACTAAAGGAGTAATATGGAAGACGATTTTTACGCAACAATTAAATTTAA